ACACTTGGAGACCAAAGGACGTTAGAGTGGCAGGTCGAGACCTTACTGTCGGCAAGTGAAGGCGTACAGGTTCAGGTGCGGTTCCCAAATGGCGCCTCCGGAGACAGCATTCAAGTCTTAGGTAATACCGTAGGAGCCGACCCGACGCCCATCTTCTTCAAATGCACCTATGCCCCCGGTGGGCAGGTCAATATTCCGCAGGCACTGCCGCGCATCAAACAGAAGGACCTCATGCGGGACCTCTGCCAGCGGTTCAACCTTGTAATCGAAGCCAGCCCCGACAACCCGAAGCAGCTTGTAATAGAGCCGTATGACGATTGGATAGCGGACGGAGGTGAGACGTACTGGACGGACAAGCTCGATATGGACAAGGAGCGGTCGTTGATGCCGACCTCGTCTCTCAAGTCCTCGCGGATTCTGTTCTCCGACAAAAAAAGCGGAGACATAGGAAACCAATATTTTGAGGATACTAAGGGCGTCACCTTTGGAGCTTACGACCAAGATATCGACGACGACTTCGCAAGCGGAGAGCTAAAGAACGCGCCCGTCTTCGCGCCCTATTTCGTGTATCCGGTCCCGACGTTGGCCGGTGACCCCATCACCTTCAACGACTTCTTTCTCATACACCGCTCATACCAGCGCGATGGGGTAGGCGTCAAACCTTTGGCGCAACCACCGAAGCTCTTCTTTGCTACGGGAGTACAAGACATCCAAGACACCTATTATATCGACAACACGGGCTTCAGTTCGTTCTTGTTTTGCTCGCCGCTGTCGGACTCTCCCCTCAATGCCAGCACACAAACGACATACTGGAACTCTACCTCTACGCCGTACTCGATGGATAACGAGATTATGGCAGGGGCAAACGTTCCCGCTATCGGTCTCCATCAGGCGTACTGGTCCGGGTACTTGGCCGATATCTACGACGCCGATGCGCGGGTCTTTGAGGCGTTCCTGTACCTCACCCCTTCCGACATTCGCAATACGCGCTTCAATGACCGCTTCCACATCTTGGGGGCTACATACAAGCTCACCGAAATAAGCAACTACCAAATCGGCACGGGAGAGCCTACGTTGTGCAAGTTCCTCCGCGACCTGAGCCGCTCGTCGTTTGGGGCGTGTAGCGCTGTTCCTACACAGTCCAACGCCAACGGGACGGTGACGTTCACCGATGCCGACGGGAGTACGACGACCAATCCTGGCCAACAGTGCTGCGAGTCGTTTGGGTACTTCTATGATGCGGCCACCAATACCTGCCGCTGGCAAGAGCCGGGAAGCGATACCGGCAACCCCGGCCCACCGGATACGCCGACCGATGCGCAAGATCCGGAGCCACTGACGAACGGAGACAACCCCGGCCCGGTATCTCCAACGGGAACAAACACGAACACCACCGACCCCGACAGTGGCACCGTAAGCGTTTACGATGAGGTCATTTTGACGGGCGAAACAACGGGCACGGGCACGGTGACACCATCGGCACCGGGTGGGGTACCTATCGCCGTAGCCGACGACACCGTCGCCGTAGGTGTGGTACGCATTACCTCGGTAACTGTAGGCGGTTCCTCTGGCGTACCGTATACAACGAAGTTCGAGACGTGGAGGTTCTTAGCTAATGGCGGAGCCGCGACGGTCACCGTAAGCGAGACCAATGGCACGGAGCTCGACTACGGCTCTCCTGGCCTGCGTAGGTTGACGGCCTCCATGAGCGGCGGCGTGTTGTCTTTTGCTGTCACCGGAGAGGCCGACGAAATAATCAACTGGACGCTTAAGGTTGAGATGGTCCGAATGTACGCCACCAACATCACCGAGTTCGAGGACGCCATCCTCACCGAGGCGGGCGCTCGCCTTGCCGGAGTCAACGACCGGGTACTTATTCAGGAATGAAGGACTACCTCGACGGCATAGGCCAAGCCATACCCCGCGTGTTGGAGGTGTCGGCACAATACGAGCTCCGGGGCAACCCCGATTGCCTTTTGTTATATGGTTACTATGAGTGGGGCGCCTCGTCATGGTGGCGGAAAGTCCTCCAAGGAGTACGCAATGGCGCAGGACTACGACATCAACATCAAGGTAAAGGGGCTCGGAGCAGCGGCAAAGCAACTCGCTGACTTTACCGACGAACTTAACGAAGCCCGCGAAGAGGGCGCAAGCATTGGCGGGGCGTTAGATAAGGCCACCGGGGGAGCAGTCACCGGATTCAAAAAAGCGGCGGCAGGAGTCAAGACCTTTATCACGGGACTCAAGCTAACCAGGGGCGCCATTATCGCCACGGGAATCGGTGCCCTCGTTGTGGGGGTCATTGCGTTAGTGTCAGCGTTTACCAAGACCGAAGCGGGAGCCCGCAAGCTGAAGCTGGTCATGGCTGGCCTGAGTGCCGGCGTCCAATTCTTTACGACTCGCATCGAAGCGGCCGGGGGGTACCTCGTCAACCTGTTCACCAAAGGACATACTGCCGCCGCCGCGGAATTCAACGATGCCCTAAAAGATGTCGATGCAACATTGGATGGGGCTATAAGTCAGGCGGTGAGATTGGAGAAGGCGCAACAAGCTCTAATCGACCGTCAGATTGAAATGACGAAACGCCGGGCCGAGGACCGGAAGGACATCAAGGAGTACAACATGGTCGCCGAGGATACGACCAAAAGCCTTGAGGAACGGGAAGCGGCGGCCAAGTCCGCCATTGAAATTGAAAAGGCACTCATGGCCGAGCGACTCAGCATCGCAGAAAAAGAGGCCGAGATTCACGCCGAGCGGATGTCGATGGGGTCCTCAACGGAGGAGGATCGTATGAAGCAAGCCGAACTGGAGGCGCAGGTCATGGACCTCCAGACCGAGTCGTTTGAGATGCAGACGACGTTGAACAACAAGCTCAACACCATCCGCCAACAAGCGGCAGCAGAAGCAGAAGCCGAGGCCAAGCGCATCGCAGACGCCGCCGAGGTCAAACGCAAAGCGGAAGAAGAAGCCGCCGCCGCCATCGTAAAGGCCGAGCAGGATATCGTCGACTCACTCGACCAGCGCAGCCGCGCCAACCTTAGCGCCTTAGAGAATGAGCTCCTCACCATCGAGGACTTTTACAATACTCAACTGGACGCCGCAGGCGAGAACGCGCAACTTCAGGCACAAATTGAAGCACAGCGCGACGCGGAGATAGAAGCGTTATTTGAAAAGCACAGCGAGGTAAGTATTGCCCAGAGGGACAAACTCAACGAAGACCTGGCCACGCGCCGCCTGACGGAAAGGGAGAAAGAAATCGCGGACCACGACGCCACCTTCTACGCCCTAATGGATGCGGCAGGAGAAAACCAAGAGATGCGGCTGGCCGTATTGGATCAGTACGCCACGGAGGTCAATGAGATGCAGGAGCGCCACCGGCAGGAAGACCTCGCCAACGAGCGAGCCGCTGCAATGGCAAGGCGAGAGATTCAGGTACAAACGGCGACGCAGACCCTGAGCATCTTGTCCAACTTAAACGAAGCCTTCAGCAAGGGCGGAGTAGAGCAAAACAAAAAAGCCTTTAACAGAAACAAGGCTATCAGTATAGCCGAGACACTGGTCTCGACGTATATGGCTGCACAAAAGGCGTTCACCTCACAACTGACGGCAACGCCTGACTCTCCTATCCGTGCGGCTATTGCTGCCGCCGCAGCTACCGCTTCAGGCTTGGCTCGTGTGGCCGCTATCAAATCCACCTCGTTTAATTCTGGAGGCGGTGGCAGTTCTTCCGCCGGAGGGGGTGCCTCTATCGGAGGGGGTGGCGTCCAGTCGGTCGGTGTCGATGTTGGTTCGTTGGTCCCCAATCAGCAGAACCCCACACCGGAACCCGTCCGCGCATATGTTGTAGAGAAGGAGATAAGCAACAAGCAAGCACTCAACAGAGAGCTACAAATTCAAACGACGCTATGAGAACGGTCGAGCTATTGATTGACGAGGAACAGGACGATTTCGGAGTCGAGGCTATCAGCCTTGTAAAGTTCCCCGCTATAGAAGAGAATTTCGTGTACTTCAACAAAGACCAGAAGCTCACCCTCGCCAAGATTGACGAAGACAAGCAGCTCCTCGTCGGTCCGGCGCTCATCCCGGAGAAGATGATCCCGCGTTGGGACGAGAGCAAACAAGAGGAGTTCGAGGTGTACTTCTCCAAGGAGACGGTACAGCAGGCCGCCGAGCTTTTTATGAGGCAGAAGCGCAACGGAGAGTATACCGTAGAGCACCAGACGAAGGTCGACGGGCTGTCCATCTTTGAGAGCTGGATAGTAGCCGACAAAGACAAAGACAAGGCCGCCGTGTATGGCTTCGATGTTCCCGTCGGGACGTGGATGGTTTCCGTTCGCGTCACCAACGGCGACGTGTGGGCCGATGTCAAGGACAAAAAATACCGGGGGTTCTCCATCGAGGGGTACTTCATCGATAAGTTGGTCAAGATGGAAGATGTCACCATCGAGACTATTGCCGCCGCCGTGCGTGATGTGCTTGAGCCCATCGCGTTCTTAGACGGTAAGCCCTTATTTGGAACCCCATTAGAGGCCCGCTTGATGGCCGAGGCGTTAGGGTGCGAAGGTCACCACGCTCACGAAATCAATGGCCGGGCGTTGTATATGCCGTGTGAGAATCACGAGCAGCTTGACCCGCTCCTGCCAAACGAATAAATCGCCGTTATATCGACCGTTAGAAACTCCATCAATGTCCGTTATCGAGAAACTTAAAGAGGCTGTCCGGTCTGTCGTTGAGGCAGAGCGCCAAGACCTCTATGCCGAAGCCCGCCTAAATGATGGGCGCGTAATTGCAACCGAAGCCGAAGCCTTCAGCGCCGGCGCCTCCGTTCGCGTATTGAGCGAGGACGGCGAGGCCGCTCCCCTGGAAGCTGGATCGTATGAACTCAGCGATGGCGGAAGCGTCACCGTAGACGAAAGCTCGCAAGTCGTCGAGATGATGGACGACAAGGAGGAGAAGACCGAAGCCGCAGACCACGAAGAGGAGAAGGATGAGATGGCCGCCGTCAAGGCCGCCCTCGTCGACAAGTTCCAAATCTCTCCAGAGGTAGCCGCCGAGATTGTCGAGGTAGTGAAGGAAGCGATGGCCCCCACGGAGGAGGTCGAAGCCGCCGAAGAGGAGAAAGAAGAGATGAAAGAAGAGAAGCCCGTGGAGATGTCTGCGCAGCTCTCCGATATCACCGACCAGATGACGGTCGCCCTCGAAGCTATCAGCGCACGCCTCGCCAAGTTGGAGGAGGCACCCGCCGCAAGCCCCGACCGCGTCCTGCCCAAGGCCGAGTTTAGTAAAGAAATCAACCCCAACCTTTCCGGCGTCGATCACGCCTTTAATATTATTTCCAACCTATCATGAGTAAGAAGTACAACTTCGATATGGATGTGGTCAGCGGCACATATGCCGGAGAGCTGGCACTGCCATACGTTACCGCTGCCATCACCGGCGCCGAGACCCTAAAAAACAACCGCGCCCGCCTCATGGAAGGTGTAGTTGCCAAGGCTGTCATTAACAACGTCGGCTTCAACCAACAATCGGGTGGAGCAACCGTCATCCAAGCCGCCGATTGTGGAGGTACGGACGGAGCTAATACGCAGCTCACCGAGCAGATTATTACCTTGGACGACTTGATGGTCAAGGAGGTCATTTGCCGGAAGACAATCTTCCCGACGTTTATGGCTGCTCAGGGCCGTATGCGCCGTGACGGAAATATCCCCGCTGATTTCGCTCAGTTCCTTCTCGCTTCTACAGCTGCCCAAGCCGCTAACGATGTCGAGTCTTTGATTTGGACGGGTGCGAATCCTTTGACTACCGGCCTGCTGTCTGACGACGGAACCTTCGACATCACTGGAGTTCGTGCTTCACAGATGGGTGGATTCGCTGAGGCTGACTTGGACGCCATTGGTGCCTTCTCTGCTACGACCATCTTGGCTGCTATGAATGCGGTCTTCGATCAAGCGTCAGCGAGCCCCGGCATCTTGTTGCAACCCGGAGCCGGTTTCTATCTCTCATATGAGGCATATGCGTTCTATCTCCAAGCTCTTGCGGCTGCCAACACCGGTCCCAGCTACAACCAGGAATTGAGC